AATAATAAGAATCTTTTTATAGTGTTCAGAGTCTTTTACCATCTTTTTGCATTTTTTAAGGAACCTATCTAATGAAAGCCTGTTCTTAATCTTGTTACACCGTTCGCAACACGATACGCAATTTGACAACTCGTAAGGCTTTTCACTGCTAACCCTGTCAATCCCAATGCCCTTAATCTCATCTCCACAATAAGAGCAACTCTTCCCCCAAAACGACTTGAATTCCTTCTTGGTGAGATTGAAATCAATCCCTCTCTCACCGGCTTGTCGCTTATACTTGGCATATCTTCCATTAGGGTTTGCCCTGTGCTTCCTGCCCAACGCCTTGTGCTTCTCCCACATACTTTCGTCATTCTTCATCCTTTCGTAACGTTTCTTTGCTATACGCTTTGTATAAGGGCTTTTCCTCCAAAATCTCCCTTTACAAGGCTTAGAGCAAAACTTTTGCTTTGAATAATTCCTTTTGTCTGCTTCAAAGACAATTCCACACTCCTTGCACCTTTTCTTCATAATTAGTTAGGTTAATTGATAAAAGGGGCTGGGGAAGCGACCTAACCACTTCCCCAATTACTACCGTCGTACCCCTATGTTGTTAAAGAACATACCTGCTTGACAAAACGTCAACTATGTTGTCCCGTCGCTACCGTAGATTTGCCCAGGCATATTGATAACGCCCTGCTTTCTAAAGTCGGTAGCGTTGGTTCTGATCGCTTCGTTGCTTTCTTTGATTGGCTCCCTCATTGTTGGGTATTCACCAATACCTACTGCCAAAGGACTCATTTCCTTTGAAAGATCATACAAGAACCAGTTGGTCTTGTTTGCAGTAGTGATGTAAGGAGTTTCGACTACAGTAATTTCACCCTCATAAATATTGATGTCATTAACCGCTGTTGGTTTGATCTCCTTAGCGAAAAGACGGATAGCCTCTCTGTGAGCTGCTGATCCTTTCTTTACTACAATGTGTGTCCAGTTAAGAGGATCTTCCTTCCCGGCTGGATCAGTATAAGCACCTGCGTATTCCCATGCTGTATCATATGCATCAGAATCTAAAGCTGCCGTTACTCCATTGTCAAAAGTAGTTCCACTTGCCCATGTATGAGAACCACATACCTCTACGCTATCAGGCGCAAGATAAATTGAGCCTGAACTAAACGCTTCATTCAACATTAAATGAGAATCAGTCATCAACTTCTGCATACTTGTCTTTAAAAGTTGATTTCTTTGACGTTGTAAGAATTGATCTACTTTCCAAGTAGAATCTCGTCCATCACGTCTGTATACCTTTTCAGGTACAATTAACGCACCACCAAATCTTTTCTCGGTAATAGTTACACTGTAACCATCCTCAAGAGCCAATGAAGGAGGTGTTGTTAGTTCGCCAAGCTCTGTTACTCCAGTCATTCCTTCTGTTGAAGTATAGATCTCGGAAACTTCCGATGTGTTGTAGAATTGAATATAACCTTGTTTCATGTATTCCTCAATTCTGTTTCTACAAGCGTTATCAAAGGACTTTTTGATCCCTTTAACCGCCTGTAAAACATAGTCTGCACTAGTCATGTTTTAGTTTGTTAGGGATTAAAATAATTGATAACCATCGTTGATCTTCACTCTAATATTAGAGGCGGAGCCAACTGTTCCCGCATTTTCAGAGATGTCTACCACAAATACGTCAGTCGTACTTGCTCCAACGTCGATTTGTTGAACCGCTGTATTAACTACAAGGTCAACCTCTGTACCTTTGTAACTTACGGCAAATACCGCGTCACCTGTACCTTCCAATACAAAGTCATTACCAACTGTAAGCTCAATTTGTGTATCACCTGCTGCACATGCAAAAGGGGAATACGCCAATTTAGCACCAGAGGCAGTTCCTTTAACCGGAAGACCTGAACTCAATTCACACACATCACCCGCTTCAATTACTGTAGCGGAAGCAATAGTGCAAATCACTGTTCTAAGGATTTCGTCACCTACGACTTTAAAATCCATTGCTTTTATTGTTAGAGAAATAATGCTCAGAAGCTATGGATTTTTCGGTTTTAAGCCTTGAATCCGGGTGGCAATCCACCACTTAGCCTCTTTTCAATCTCTGTCATTTTCTCCTTATCAACAGTTTCACGTTTCTTTCCTCCCTGAGGTGGCAACAACATGCCTTTCTTCCTCCGTTCAGAGATTACCGTTTTACTGTCTACAAGCCCTACCAGTCTGCGAGCTGTCTTTAAAGCCGTTAAAGCACTTACGCCCTCGGCCCTCAAAGATTCATACTCCTCCTTTACCTGAGCGACTTTTTCAGAATCCGTGTTCTGCTCCAAGTCCTCAACAAGAAGTTCTAAATCTTCTGTTTCTCGCTCCTCTTTAAGAGCTTGCTTCACCCGCTTACCAAGTTCATTCTCATTGACTTCTTTTTTAGCCTTCAATTCAGGCTCAATTTCTTTCCGAAGCCAACCAAGATTTTCAGGCATATCATCCAGAGTTTTATCACCTGACTTAATCTTTTTAAGCCAAGCCTCTTTTTGACGCTCCTTTGCCTCCTCAGCAGGTGTCTTAGGATCACCATCGGTGTCCGCAGGTGTATCATCACCCTCATCAACGTCTGTGTCTTTAGGATCATCTATGTCCTCAAGATCACTGTCGTCGTGGTTAGACGCATCATCCATATATAGTTGTTAAATGACAAAAGGCTGTTAAAGCCTTGTTCGCCCAAAACGCCGTGAAGAATTTTGAGCGAGCAACGCCCTAATATGTTTCACGGCTATCAAGTTTTTAAAGAGCTTTTCATTTCCTGTAACTCCACCTTAGAGTCATGTGCAACCTTACATCCCCTGTAAAATAGTCCTATATTCCCTATAACATGCCTCAAAACTTTCAACTCACTCTCTGTAAAATCATAATTCTGTATGTATTCGTATTCTATTGCGGTGAACATCATCATCGTATCAACCTTGTATTCACCCCACATATTACCAAAATGCTTCAACGCCTCGTCCGAACCAACCAACTGTTCACAATCTTTCAACGTATCCTCGCTCCCCCTCTTTAAGTATGACCTCAACAGATCTCTCTGTAAGTCATTCTCTCTTTTAAATAATCTCCGTACATAGTATACAACTTTATTTAGCATGAATCAATTTATTTTTATGCTGGCACTGCTTCCTTCACCGTAGCCAATTCTTCCGCCGTCACCCTTCTTGGAGTTCCCGGTTGTGTGGGAATATTCACGTTTAAAGCGTCGCTATTTGGATTCTGCTGTGGCGGTACAAACCCTTCCGGCTGATTGTTCAGTTCCATGTCAAGCCCTCTTAAATACGAAGCCTTACGGTACAACTCAGAGAATTCAGGAGTTCCTGGAGGCGTAATGGCCAATTGTTGCTGGATCTGCGTCATCTTCATTAAATCACTCTTGTCCGCTCCTGTTCGAGCATTAACAACCACGAAGTAGTCATTGTCCTTTAACTCTTTGGAAAGCATACCCATCGTTACCTTCTTATCCATTTTGATCGTAGAGCTATCTGGTAGCTTTATTCTTGTAGTCAAGTTAAGCCCTGTTTTGTTCTTATTGCTCACAAACTCTGTTATCGCATCAATACTGCACTCTACAAGGTCTTTAGTTTCACTGGCGTTATATTCCATCATTTGCTTAACAAATGCGTTTTGTGTTTCTTCTTCTGCGTAGATCTGTGTGGCTGTATAGCCTGAACCCCTGTCTACGTCATCTATGTTGATTCCAAGCCTTGAAATCTCCCTTACTAATCTATCCCACACCATTTGCCATTCAGAAGCTAGGTTTTGTGTAAGCAACGCCTGTGCTGATATACTTTGTTGTCCGCCATTAGGATCAAACTCCATCGCTACAAAAGGTTTCTTACCGTTCGCACGCGCTTTGTTTGCCATTGCCATCTTCTCAACCAATTCATCAACCTTAGTCTGCGGAGCGTTTATAAGCGTAATCGGATGAACATTCTCCTCAATATGGCCAACTTCCATGTTCAAAAGTTTAGCTGTCACTACTGCTAAATCGTAAACCATATCTCCCAATCCATAGTTCCAGAATCCGTCTTCGCTTGGCTGACACATGAATTGAAAAACAGGAATATACGGTTCATCGTTCTTGATAAACGGATACTCCTCGTCTTCAAACTCATCAATCACAAACGCCTGCACTCCTGCAAAAATAACATACTGCTGTGCTGTTTTGTCCCAAGCCCACGCAACCTCAAGAACATTCTGATCCCCCCTGTCCATGTCTCTGTTTTGATCCTGATATGTTCCGGGAATCTTTCCATAAATCCCATTCTCCTCAAGTTCAGGCCAAAGTTCGTAAGCTTCGTCTTTCTCAAACTGAAAGATAACAACCATTTTATTGGACGGTCTTACACCTCTAACTCCAAAAGCAAAATTATCAGAATAAACATCTTCGTTTCTTAAAACCCTGTAGCTAACAGGATTCTTGTCATTTTGCCCCTTTCCAAAGAACAAAAAGCCATCTCCATACATACAAGCATTTTGAAACACTCCACACTTATCCCTGAAACACTGGCTTAACTTGCCCCTGTCCATAACCGTCCTTATTCCTTCTGTGGTTAATCGCTCTGTTGATTCGTCTTTTCCGGTACAATGAACATCGTAATCCAAAAACTTAATCTTGCTCATCACTCTCCACAAACACTGCTGAATGACTTTAGAACCAATCTTTTTAGTTCCTTTTGGGTCGTGAATCTCAAAACCCTCCTTAAACAACGCCCTAATCAATTCATTCTTAGAATCTCTATCGGACTTATCGTTTAAAGTGTTCTCAGAGATTAAATACAAAAACTTCGATACCGACTTATCGATCTCGTGATCCTTAACCATCTTATCCACTGTCTCTTTATAACCTAAAGCCATGAATAAAAGTTATTTTATTTTTCACGGCAAAGCTATTATACCACCCTTTTTGCACACTAAACAATCAATTTTTCATATAATCTTCGTATGCCTTCCTGTAAGACTTTGTATTTCCCTCCTCTCTCCTGAAGGATGACATGCCGTACCTTATCGCATCCATAGGATCTGAAAACTCATGCTCCGGCGTATTCAGTGATTTGCCTTCCTTATCAACTTTCCAAAGGTAATTACGATAACACCTTATCGTGTTTACGCTTCTTTTTGTGACACTGATTTTCTGGCTCTGCACAAAGTCTATCCCCTGACTTACGCTTCCTTGTCCCTTTTTAGCACCTATGACATTAATTCCGTAACTCCTTATCTCGTCAATGCTTTTCGGCTCTGCACTGTCCGCAACAACCATAGTTTTGGAGTTTTCTAGGTTGGAAATAAAACCTGCTATCTGCTTATTGTGCAATCCCTTCTGGTGCAACCTTTCGTCAATGATATACCCACCGTTGTATTCGTAAATGTCCACAAGCACGCTAGGGTCGTTACTATAGCCGAAATCCAGCCCACGAACACCCAGCTTTGCCTCATGGGGTATCTCGTCTATTATTTTCCAATCAGTATAAACTCTTCCCTCCACTTCGCCTAACTGCCCTAGTCCATAAACCAGCCACCACCCCTTCCTGTTTTTTCTCTGCTCAATAGAATCAACAACTCGCTGATCTAAAGATTCATTATCTTTGTATGTTAAAGTGATTTCCTCAACATCGTCCCTGTTTGGTTTTAAGTCTGTATAATACCAAAATTCATTTGTCGGATTCCAGTCGAGGAAAATAAAATCCTTAGTCCTAACCTCCAGTTCCTCAAATGCCGCAAACGGAATATTGTTAGCCTCATTGATAAAAAGACGATCCCTTCTAGCTCCTCTAAGTTTTGAGGGCATATCGGCACTAAAAAACTCTATCTGGCTGCCTGTTTCAAATACATAGGTGTTGTCCGTTCTGTTCCATAACTCATCCTTGTAGTAATCGTGCTGCTTCATTATCATCAAAAAATCCCTCCTAGCACCTTTTCTTAGGTGTGGGAAGCTCTCTGAAACTATACTCGTAAGTGTAGGCGTTTTGTCGGACTGCGCCTTCGCAATCAAGTAAAGAAGTATTGAGATCGTTTTGCTGGCAGATGTTCCACCCGGTACACACCTAAGCCTCTTGGTCATCCCCATTATCTTCCTCGTTGCTGTCGTCTTCGTGAACATCTAAAATAGGTTTAGGGAATAACTTTTCTCCATCCTTCCCTGTAAGTTCTTTCCTCGCCAATTTGGGCTTAATATACTCAACCCATCTTTCTATCCTGTCCATGTACTCTATCTCCTGTTTTGAAAGCTCAACATCTCTTGCGAGCTTATCAAGTATATCTGCGTACTGCTCAATCCCACCATTAGCAACAATCAAAAGGAACTCGTCAATCTTGTGACCCTTTTCCTGCCTAACCTTCAACCCCTCCTTCCATAATTTGTTTCCCTTCTGAAATGGCATGTTTATTTATTGACAGATTATGTTTTTATCCAAATACGCTCTTTTTGTTTCTAAAGTATTCCCTTATCTCCCTTCCCCTAGCCACTCCTAGACTTTTCCTTGCTAGTGCTTTTTGAGTGTTAGCCCCTTTGCCCTTCATCTTTTTCCTGAATACATTTCTAGGCTGTGGGTTCTTTGGTGTTACCTTTCCCATTACTAAGATTTAAAGAATTTCTTAACAGTCTCAATCTCGTCTTCCTCGTTTGCTATTACATATTCGCTAGTGAGCAATAGTCCGGCTACGCTTACTGCGTGTAGTAATGCCATCCTAACAACCTTTAGAGGATCTATTATTCCTTCTTTCTTCATGTTTACTGTTTTACCAGTAAGAACATTTATTCCTTCACCTTCCTTGAGCTTCTTTAGGACATCTTCGGGCTTTTCGTATCCTGCGTTGTGGAGTATCTGAATAGCTACTGATTTACACGCTTCTTTCAAAACCTTTTCACCATCGGTAGATTCGTGTCTAGTTGCATTATACAGTGCAATTCCTCCCCCTGCAACATATCCCTCCTCCATTGATACCCTTGTGGCGTTAATTGCATCTTCAATTCTTAGCTTTAATTCTAAAGTGTCTTGGTCTGTAGCTGCTGCGACCTTAATCGCTGCTATGCCCCCGGTTAAATTAGCTAATCTTTCTTTGATCTGGTCTTGTTCTTCTTCGTCTTCGGCATTTTCAACCTGCCCCTTAACTTCGTTTACCCTGTCAAGGTACTCGTCTGAGTTTAGCTTTTCCTCACTCACTGTAATTACGGCCTCGTTTCTTCCAACCACCACCGATTCAGCCGTTCCCAGCATGTCTACAGTGTATCTGCTTAAAAATATTCCATCTTCCTCGTCTACAACTGCGCCGCCAACAAGAACCCTTAAGTCTTTGTAGATCTCTTTCATGTTCTTCATTGCAGTTGTTGGTCTGAACCACACCCATTTAACCAAATGCTTGTTCTGGTTCATTGACATTATAAATCTTCTTGAAAGCTTTTCTGCCACAACAAGCAACATTGGCACGTTTATTTTGTTTATCTTGACTTTACCGTCCGGCCCTAGCTCTCCCTCCACAAGCTGCCTCATTAACGGCAGCCACTTAGACTCAAACTCATGATCTTCCGGGGAATCTTTCAAGATTATTACCCTTGCATTTTCAAGCTTGGTCTCCCACCTGTCTTCGCTATCAACTATCCCCCCTGTTAATGCGCCTTCAACCCTCATGCCTGCGTCTTTTTCAACAAACACTCCACGCTTAATCGAGTTCTTAATTGCCACTGCCCCACCTTTTCCAATATCAAACATCATTCCGCCTATCTTTTCTCCCAACTCTTTATCTTGCACAGATACAGAAGCTATTTGTACGGCTTGCTCCCTGTCTTTAACTTCGCTTACGCCATCTTTTAGGCTTTCCTCGATCTTCTCGGCTGCCTTCTCAAGCTCTTTTCTCAAAAGAACCGGATTAGCGCCTTGCTCTATCTTCTCCCAACCTGATTTAATTATTTGCCTAGCCAAAACAACAGTCCCGCTGCAATCACCCAGCGAGCCAGCTCCGACCAGCGGGCCCAGCTTTTGTTTTCCAGCAAGCCACCGAGGCTGGCCGTCGTCCAAATGATCCAGGCGGTGAAGCTTAGGTTGGACAAATTGAGGCCCGGATTTTTGCCGGCTGCCTGCAGGAATAAAAACGTAGCGGCGATCAGGATGACAAAATTGAGCAGGACGTACCGGTGCACATTTTGGGAAACCGGAGTATTAAATTTTTGAAAATTTTCC